CTCTGATGCTGGCTTGTTGGGTCTGCGGATAGCTATGTAGACGTAAGTTTCACTGTTATTATTAACATCTGATGCGTCTGATCTAACATTAAAACCAGTAGCTGTTGGATCTACACGATCATAACCGGAATCTCCACTTGCCGTTAAATTAGCAAACAGCCTTTCATCTGAGCCACCACCGCTAACAGGATCGCCAACAACCCAACCTCTCATTGTGTCTAACATTAGCCAGCTTTGAGTTGAATCAATGCCCTTAATCATTATCCACTGCGGCTCAAAACCTAAATTTACAGCGTTTCCTGATGTGCTTCCGTTGCCCGTATAACTACCGCATTTAATAATAGCCTCGTCAGAATCTTCGCCAAAGTCTTGTTCGTCGTGGGCAAATAAGTACATAACATAAGTTCCGCTACTCGCGTTAACATCTGCCCTATCTCCAAGAGTAACTACCGTTGAAGTTGGGTCGGTACTATTTAGCCAGCTATAAGAAGTTTCTGCATAATTTTCATTTAAAAATAAAGATTTAGTATTTGCAGATAAACTACGATGATAGACAAGCCAATCACCAGCGGTAGGTAAACCGTCAGTTCTTTTAACAATTATCATGCCCGGAACAGAGCCAAGGTTATGGCTTACAGTGCGACCAGCAGTGCCGTTGCCCGTATAAGTGACAATGTCAAAAAACTTTTCTTGCTTGCGGAATGTCCAAGAAACGTACTTGTTGAGGTTATTATTAACTTCTCCAGCCGCACCAATGGTAAAGCCGTTTGAGTTAAACGCTGTCAATGCGTTTGTGTTTGCGGCTGATCTGTCGGTATTGTTGGAATACATTTCTTGTGTTGCACCACGAGCAGTGTCGTACAAAACATTGTTATAGGCGGAGTCTCTGCCCTTTATCCAAACAAGGCCACCTTCACCATCTAAATCTATACCGTTGTTTATAGACCGACCGCTACTAGAATCTCCAACGTGCAAAAAAGTCGAAAACACATCATCAACGTAAACAGGGTCACCAGCGTTGCCAGCAGCGGCTTGTAGTAATTTAGTACCTACACTCATCCCATTGCCTGCCCAGCAACAAAGCCGTAGTAGGTTGTGCCACCGTCAATAGTAAAAAACACAAATACATCTACACCGTTGTTTGTTGCGGTTAAAGTAGGAGCCGTAGCCGCAACCCAATCAACACTTCCGGGCCATGTAATTGTTCTGGCGCTGCTGTCTTGAATGACCTTTAAAACAAACGATGAAGCCCTGCCTGACGCGGCTGGATTACTAAACGTGTAGGTGACGTTTTCTGTCAGATCGTGCTCAAACAAATTGCCGTCACGCAAGTTAATCGTAGCGGCATTAGAGCTAGAGGTAACAGTCGTAACCTCTTCGATTGTCCCGTTGTCAAAGCTAACCACGCCGTTTGCATCTGACGTAACAATGCCTGACGCCTGAGTAAGACCAAGCGTATCGGGAAGTTTGACGGTATAGGTTGACGCCGCACTATGGGCTGGCCCCTGTACCGTTACGCCATGACTGTTTGATTCGCAATTAAAACGGATTGCACCAGCATTAGTATTGCCACGTAGCTCTGTGTAGCCTGTGCCAGATGGGGCTAAATAAACGTTGCCCGGAACAGTAATGTTGCCTGTAAGCTGAGTGGCCGCAATAGCTAGTGCCGCTTGGTGTTGCGTGACGCTAGATTGAGTAATGTTTGCATCAGGCACATTAGCCCACGTCACAACAGCGCTAAGATCGTTTACCTCTGAAATAGTAGGAATAGTAGCCGCTACGTAGTCAATAACAGCGGCGTTGGTGGGAATCTGATTATCTACATCTGAAAATGTTTCAGACGAAAGTGTAACTGCGCCAGCATCAAGCTGTGAAAACGTAACACTAAGACCGGATAAGTTAAGGGTTCCGCTTGCAGTTAAGTTTGTAAAAGTGCCGGCGGCGGCTGAAGAAGCGCCAATTACAGTTCCATCAATGTTTCCGCCATTAATGTCAGCGGTCGGGATGGTAACTGTGCCGGTAAAAGTCGGGCCTGCCGTATCAGACTTAGTAGCAATCGCAGTCGATATGGCATCAAATTCTGTTTCAAACTCTGAGCCGCGAACAACCTTGTTGGTATCGCCACCAGGAAGCGTGTCTTTAGCCGCAAAGTCAGTAGTCTTAGTGTAGTTAGCCATTGGTAGTTCCCAGCCTGAAAAGAAGAAAGGGGGCCGAAGCCCCCGTTTGGATTAGGCAGATGGTACTGCCAGAACAAATCCAGCTTCAGGACGATACACCTGAACACCGTAAAGGGTGTCTGCGGTGTACAGAGTAGACAAGTACTCTTGCTTGTACTGAGTCTGCGAACGAACGGCAAGTTGCTCTGCCATAACGACTGCTTCAGTGTGGAACAACAGTGCTGCGCGAGTGTCAACACTAGATGCAGTGTTATCGGCCGCCGCCTCGATTGTTCGGCAGTTTGCAGAAACGTAAACATCTACGCCATACAAGTTACCAATCAAGCCGTTGTTGACGGTTCCACCAGAAACAAAGTCTGAAGACACATACCGATCAATACCCATAATCGCATTGCGCGTAGCAGGCGGAATGATCAGGTTACGGCCTTCCATCGGCACATTGTTGTCATCCAGCTTCTGGATCATGTCGCGGAAGAAAGCATCCGTGAACTCATCAGTAGCTATCAGAGTGTCATCAGTGTACTGAGTGGTAGTACCGCCATCGTTGAAGAAACAACCAGTGTGCTGGTAGTCAGTGGCAGCAGGGCTAAATACAACAGCACCACCATCACCAAAACCAGTACCAGCCGCATGAAGATCATTGTCAACCTGAACAGACAAAGCATAGCCAGCGTCTTCAGTGTAGAACTGACGCAGAGATGACAAAGCCTGTACCTCTACGATGTCCTCAATCAGACGTGAGTATTCAAAGTGACGGTTAATAGTAACTGTCAACTCTGACTCTGTGTTAGCAATGATCGTTACCGCAGTATCAGCCGCCTTAGCGTTGGCATCACCACGAGTGGGCTTAGGGATATGAATAACGTCACCCTTCTTGCCGTTCATAGCGATACGCTTGACAAGGGGAGCCATTTTCAAGTTCTTTTGATAAGAAGCAATAATCTCATCTGACCAGATTTCTGGTACAAATGTTGCCGCTTCTGTGAGTGCGGTATTACCCGCCGCGCCGGGATAGGTTGCTGTAGCCATGAGAAATCTCCTTTAGGGCTATCTAACGCGACCCTCGGCGTAGGCTCTCAGCAATTCATCTGAAAGACTTTGATAACGCTCTGGGTCATCTCGCATAAGTTTTACAATGTCAGCGCGACGATAGACCTTCTTCCTTGTCCCCTCTGTGGAACCGCGAGCGTTACCAGTGTTTGCAGACTTCACAGTATTCTTACGAGCCGCCAGTTCTGCGTTAGCAGTCTGTTGGACAACCTGATTACGTTCTTTGTAAAGCGTAAACAGCTCATCCGCAGCGTCATAGTCATACCGTTGGTCGGCATCCACAAATAACTTTGTCCTAACCTTTGACCCCTTGATCCACTCGGCAAACTTAGGGTCTTGCAGTATCGTTTCCATCTCTGGGTGTCTGGACTTCAACTGTGCAAGAGTGGCCTGTTGTTTTGCCTGTTGAGTGTAAGCCTCCGCTTCTTTGATCTTGGGGTGGTTAGCAATACGGCTATCCACAGCTTTTTGAGGATCAACAAAGAAATCAACATCTTCGCTATCGTCTACTTGCTGTTGCTCAGGTGCTTCTTTAGCCGAGAGTTCTGTCTGGATGTAGTTGTCAACCACTTGCCGCAGTTCGCCAACTTCGTTCCGCTGCTTGCCTGAAAACTTTTCAAGTTCCTGGTGCATCTGTATTAATTCTTCAACAGACTTACCTTGATACTTTTCTGGTACTTCAGGCTCTTGAGGTTGTTCCTCTACAGGAGTCTCAACAGCTTCAACGACCGGCTCTTCCGGTGTTGTGGTGTCCACCTCATCTGGACGCTCATCAATAATTGTCGCTCTTGACATCACTTAACTTAGCCCCGCCTTATCAAAGGTTGTGGAGATATTTAAAGTTCACCCGCCTCTCGACGAGCTTCTCTTCCTCTTCGTCCCGCTTCCTCATGTTCGCGTACCCACTTCATGTGGCGTCCAGGGAAATCCCCAGTAGATCCATCTAGCACAAACGGAGTTGCCGAAACGACCTTCGTAGCTACAGCGCCGCAACCGCACCTAGTGGTTGTGGTTGTGCTGTCTACAAATTCTTCAAACAAATGACCGTTTTTGCATCTAAAATCAAAAACCTTAATCATTTGTTTCTACCAAATCGTCATAACTGTTGTTGATTGAATCCTCAAACTGCAACAGATATACCAATACTTCTAGCTGGCCCTGCCTAAAAAACAGGTCTTCAGCATCTTTTACCAACGCGACATTATTAATAGCCGCCGCGTTCTGTGTCAACTCTTCAGTTAATTGCTTCCAGCCATCGCTTCTAAATAAATCAAAGTAATCATTGTAATACTTTTCATCTTCACGATTCATTAGGCTTTCTTTTTCCTTCTTTTGCCAGATGCAGTAACAGCATACTTAATAGCTTTTGGCCCTTTCTTCTTGCGTTTTGCGGCTTCTTTCTCTGCCTTGGTCATCTTGGCGGCTACAGCTTTTGGCCTACAAGCTGGATAAGGACGCTTAGATCCCTTAGCTTTCTTGCGACCACACTTCTTGCCGGTCTTAATGTCAACCCAATCTTCTTTAAACCATTTGGTTAAGCCACCTTTGGTCTTAGCCATAAGTACCGCCACGCTTTTTGTATTCCCGCACCAGCCACGCATTAGCGTAAGCACTAGGATATACGTCAAATTTACGCTTGGCCGCAGCCTTAACCCTAGAGTAAAGAGCCTTGTTCTTTACATTATCGGGTATAGCGCCCTTCTTTTTTTTGGCTTTAGACTTAGCTTTAGGCATTACTTCTTCGCCTTTTTCTTGGCTTTTTTCTTCTTCTTTTTAGCTGGCTTAGACTTATACGCACCCATTCCGTAACCCATAGCAGCCTCCTATTTGCCTTTATGGACTTTTTGAACCTTAAAATCTGCTGATTGAGAAGCGCCTTTGTGCGGCTTGTATCCCCCAGGTGGATTCTTCATCAGCTTGTATTCTTTGCCATCTTTCATCCAATGATAGCCTTTTGGTGCTTTAACCTTCATACCATCACCACTTTTTGCACGACCAGTATCGTGCTGTCAGTTTACTAGGCGGATTTGTATCACACTTGTGTCTAGCCCGAAATGACTTACGCCTAGCCGGTTGGCTCTTTTTGATCGTCATTTTGGCATCACCAAATCTAATTGTTTTGGTCTTGTCCCCCACCTTCGCTACCACCACGAACTTCTTGGTCGGATGATTCGGGGTTCGTTTCGGCTTGTTGTACCCGCTTACGCCCGCGCGTGCCAGTTTTGGATCTTTTTTCGTAGCCATTAAGCCTTTCCTCTAAATGGTCTAGTTGCTGCTTCAATTCCTTCAAACGATCAGATTGTTCTTTAAAAGCATCATTTACCTGGCTAAACAAGCCATTTAGCTCTGTCTGTGTCATTAACATTTATGACACCTCAACCCAAGAGGTAGAATCTTCGTCCCACCTATATCTTTTCCCGTCAGTTGGTATTGCTGCTGGCGCTTCCCACAAACAGGTCGTATCGTTCAAAACCCAACTTGCATAGGGCTTTGGAGGAATAAATGCGTCTTTAGACAAATTATAGGTGTATCCAACACCAGCAAAGTTTTTACGAATGTTTTTGTTATAAGACGTTTGCCTCCATGTTCCGCCAAAAAAACTGCGGCACAAATCAATACCAAGCGATTCTTGCTCATCGCTATTACTATCCGTAATTGCGTCATTTGCTATGGCAACAACACGCACAATTACATTATCAATACCAAGTTCAGCAAAATGCGCCATTAGAATTGAATACTCCCAGATGCCGTAAATACATAAATGGTTGAGCCAGAATCCGTTGTTACAGTAGGGGAGCCGGTTGTTGTTGGAGATACATCTGTACTTGCTACACGCAAAATAACTACGCCTGAACCGCCATTGCCTCCTGCAACATTTTGTCCGCCGTTGGTAGCAGCGCCTCCACCTCCGCCGCCGGTGTTAGCAGTTGCGGCATCGCCACTTTCTGCGTCATCTCCTCCGCGTCCGCCCCCGCCAGTAGCATTACCTCCGGTGTTGTTACCACCGCCACCACCTCCGCCTGCGCGAGTAACAGAACTTCCTGTAATTGTAGAAGCCACACCAGAACCACCAGCACCACCATTCCCGGTGCTATTTGCGCCAACACTGCCAGCGCCTCCGCCTCCAGCACCGCCGTAGCTGGATGACACTACACCACCTGCATAGCCCTGATTGGTTGTTCCAGCGCCGTTATTAGAGGCTTGATATGGCTGAGCGCCACCTCCCGATCCACCATCATTTGGCGTACCACCAGAGGCAGTTGCTCCTCGACCCCCTCCAGTGCTTGTGATTGTTGTCATGCCGGTCGCGGCTATAGAGCTATCACCTCCGTTTGTAGCAGTACCTCCCCCAGACGAACCTCCAGACCCACCAGCACCAACTGTTATCGTGTATGTTCTAGCAGCAACTAATGCAATTGCAGACTCAGAAACGGCCCCGCCTCCTGAAGTTTCATTATTCCACGACGATCTGTAGCCACCGGCTCCTCCGCCGCCTCCACAAGCAGTGCTAGGGCTTGCGCTGCCACCGCCACCTCCGCCTGCAATAACAAGAAAATCCATTTCGGCTGGAAGCAATCCCGGCCAATTATCTCCCTGCTTGGCAATATACTGCTCCTGCAACGTATATATGCCACTAGCTTCGGTTTTAGAGGGATACTGAGCCATTTAGCTTAACTCCTCATACGAACAAACGGCCTCTAAATCTGATGCTGCATTAGCGGTAAGGCGCAAACTATCGCCTTCTTCTAGGGTTATTGGTTTAGATAATACGTCCAATGACGCATCGGCAGGAACAATAATTGTCTTGGCAATATGATATGCAGTAGATGATCTGTATATATCAACATTTACCTCTGCATTGTTACTGCCATCAACATTTGAAATGTACAAAGCATTAACTTTAAATGCCTTTCCTGAACTAGATGAGTTACTGACTATTGCTGCCGCCGATGTACCAATGGCTTGCACAGCAGTTTTCATGGTGATCGTAGCTACGTTAACTATATTAGGGGCTGCCATTTTATCCTCCGAAAATCATAGCCATCGCAATGGCTTTGCCTGTTGTAATGCCGCCACCGCCACCACCACCAGATTGATTAACAAAACTAAGGTTTCCAGAACCATCGGTTTTTAAAACCTGATCAGCTGAGCCATCTGACGTAGGCCAACTTAAACCATCTAGCACTACCTTGCCTGAGCCATTTGGAGTCACTGCAATGTTGCCGTTGCTGGCACTAACGATGCTGTTGCCGTTTACATCTAAATCACCACCTAGCTGCGGACTTGTATCACTCACCACATCCGATATACCGCCGCTGCTTTGAGCAACCCAGCTTAGGTTTCCAGAGCCATCGGTTTTAAGTACCTGGTTGGCACTGCCATCATCATTAGGAAGCGTAAGAGTATAAGACGCAGCCGCACTGTGAGGTGGGCCTTTAATGGTAATACCGTGGCTATTTTGCTCGCAGTTCAACTTAAACTGACCAGCGCCACGAGTAGCATTGCCTTTAAATACCGCTACGCCAGAGCCGTTAGGGTCTAGGTCAATATCAGCGTTGCTAGTAGTAACTATGTCGTTACCGTTTAAATCCAGATTGCCGCCTAACTGCGGGCTAGTGTCTTCAGAAAGATTGGCAAGTTTTGCATCCAACGCGGCTTGAAGGCCATCTACGTTAGAAATAACATGGTTATGCGAGTCATCAGCAATTGTAACGGCAATGCTAGTTGTTCCTGATCCTGAAACATCACCACTTAATGTAATTGTCTGGTTGGCAGTTATGTATCCTTTGCCGTTAATACGATCATCAATAGCGGCGGCAGTCATTAATTGAGAATCTGAGTCTGCAAAGGTTTCTGATGACAGCAAAACCGCACCAGCATTAATGTCAGAAAATGCTACGGATGTTAAATAAGCGTCACTTCCACCAGTCAAAAGGCTCCCACTGCTTGCCGTTAAGGTAACCTGATCTGATCCAGAGCCAATCTTTAAAGAATCAACAATAACTCCGCCACTATCTGAGGTAATAGTTTTAGAGCCTAACGTAATAGACGAGCCGCTAAGGTAAAGGTCACGGAACTTTTTGCTAGACGATCCCAAATCGTAGGCTTCATTGGTGTCTGGAATAATGCTTTCACCAATTGCTGAAAGGGTAACTCCGCCGCCGCCACCGCCCGAAACAGTGCCGGGCTGGAAACGATTATTTGCAGCACTCCATACTAGTGCCTGACCATTTGACGGCGGGCTATCTGTAACATTTACATCAGTAAGATCATTGATCCTTGTAGCACCACGGTGCAGAACAAAACTACCTTTATTTTTGCCCTTGCCCTCTGTTTTGACTACAGGAAGAGAAACCGTCTTCTCTGAACCATCTGAAAACGTAAACGTAAGGCTTCCATCAATGTTGTCGCTTTTAACATTAGAAACGCCCGCTCCTTTAGCTCCTTGCGGGCCTTTTGGGCCTTGAGGGCCTTGAGGGCCAGCATTACCTTTGGGGCCAGCAGGGCCGGTAGCCCCTTTTTCACCCTTATCACCCTTCGGGCCTTTTTCGCCGGTCGGGCCTTGCTCTCCCTTAATATCGCCAAGTTCTGTGGCTATTTTTGCAAGGGCGGCTGCAACAACTAACTCAGACATAACTTATCCCATCAACTGATTGAGGAGCTTTTGCTCAAGTTCTTTTTCCGCGCTATTGTCAGGCGGAGCTAACTTTGGCTGATTTTTAGTTTGAAGCTCCTTTTCTTTTAGCAACGTATTGGCAACCTTTAACCTGCGCTCAAACTCGCGGTCTTCTTCGTTGCCTTCCTTCAAGTTCTTTGTGACAGCTTCAATCTTTTCAATTTCAAGCTCTTCTGGAGCCAACTGAGCCTCTACCGCCAGCTTGCCTGCTCTTGCTTGAGATTCCGCAGCCTGAGCGTTGAGTGCAGCAGTCTGGCTTTGCTGAAGCGCAAGCTGTACTTGCTGTGCCTGCATTGCCATCTGCTGGGCTTGAGGATTGGGTTGTGCCGCCTGTTGCATGGCAGCAATCAACTGCTCACGGTTATTCAGGTTCATATTTTCAATGATGCTTTGCATCAGTATTGAGTAAGCAGGGCTGTCCTGCTGCATTGTCTGAAGCAACTGCACTAGCTGTGAAACCTCATATTCCCTAGCGATAATCCCCAAGGTACTCGTAGCAACAAATTTATAATCCGCTACGGGGTAGTTTTCGGGGTCAAACTGCATATAACGGTGTGCAGCCTTGGTTACAAAGGGCAGGAGGAAGGACTGCTGGAAGTTAATAAGAGTACGCTTATGGCGCTTGATAATAGCGCCGAGAGACATACTGATACCAGCGGCTGTTGCTTCACCATTAACCTGGCCTGCGATTCCAGCAGAATCAACCGCCCCTGTAGCCTGTTGAACCATTTGTTGTAGCGCGGCGGCTTGACCAAACGTAATCTGACTGACTTGCCCGAAGTTGAACGGCTGAAGTACTTCACGCGGATCTCCGTTAGTTAAGATCATCTTGCCGGGGCGTACTTCTGGCTTAGCCCCTCTAGGAAGCCGTGTAGCGTCCACAGCGAGCATTGGGTGGATAGTAAGACTCAGGGCATCAATTCTTGCTCTAAGCTCTGTATCGAGCGCCTTCTGGCTGTTATAGCCCTTCTCACAGACGCCACGGCCCCAGAATCGCCCTGGAACTACATCCCACGGAAACGCCACAACAGGCCGGTCGTTCATCATGTAGGGGTTGGCTTCAGCCTTCAGCAGCACGCCACCGTTAGCGATCACGACGATCGCCTCGACATACATTGAGTCTTCTTCTACCTCAACGTCTTCCTTTTCCAGAAGCTCTTTGGGTACAAGGCCGTAGTATTTAGTCAGCCGAACCTTGTCATCGTTGTAGATAGTAAGGTCTTGATCGGGTTCCAAATCGGTATCTGGGGCAGCTGATTCAATCATTGCCTCACGATACACACCCTGCTCTTGCAATATTTCAACGCTATGGCGGCTGACAAACTCATCGACCGCCACACCGTAGGCATCCTCAACTGAGGTTGCTACGGGGTCTATTAGGAAGTTCTGCGGTAATACCGGCTTGAGCTTTACAACTACACGATCGGTAATGTTGACGCCAACAGCCTGAAGGTCACCGCCCATAATCGGTTCGGTAGCAGGGGCCATTTCCTTAATTTCTTCCAGGACTATCTCACCAACACCTGTACCAAATACGGCTGAGTTAATTAGACATTCTGCTACAGCTTTGCGAACCTTGCAGGTTTCAAAGTCTTCAGACAGCTTGTTTCGTAAAAACAAAGCGTCTTGCTTTTGCGCATCAACTACATCATCGGCAATATCAAAAAATTTGCCACGACCAAATGTAGCTTCTTCCAGTTCTGCGACATTGGACTCTACGGCCTGCTGCAAAGCTGGAGAAATAATTCTTGATCGCTCTGATGCCCTTTGAGAATCCTCTGGACTCCACTGACCACGCCAGAGCCTGTAGTACTCATCAAAGCGGTCTTCGTAATTGGACTCGTAGTAATCGCGCCAATCATCACATTTGTTAATAACCCAAGCCTCAATAGACTGTTCGGCCATTAACGGGTCTGGGCTGTAGTCATCTGCCATAATAAAACCTTATCAAAGCTCTAAGTCTGTTTTAAGCCTATCAAGCTCATCTTTGAATTTTTTTCCGTAAAACCCACGCTCAACTAATCTCTCAATAGGCCACTGCCGGTTAGTTGGCACTGAGGCATTTTTGTTAGCCAACAAATAATGCCCAATAATCTGATCTAACCTTGAAACTTTTACATAATTTTCAAATGATCTTTTTTGTTCATTTGGAATACTATTATTGTTGGTAACCTCTCGGGCATAAGAATCTTTTAACCAACGCAAGACCCCTGGATCAGAAATTGCCGTTTTATATAACCGATCTGCTCTTTCAGGGTCTATGTCTTTCAACAAATGAATGCCCTCACCTATAAGCATTTCTCGCTCATAATTTTTCCCGGTATTCGGGTCATTTCTAAACTTGTTATGGTTTATATAAATCTTTGGCGTTCCTGTAGGAGAGTCATCGCCCAGTTTTGTTTCGCCCCACCTAAAATCATTGTTTTTAAACTCTTCAGCCATTTCTTCGTCTGTGGCTTTTGCGGCATCAATGGCTGCATAAAACCTATCCTTAAAAGTTTCTTCTGCCATTTTAGTATCCCGCTACCACATCCAAGATTTCGTGGTCTTCGATTTCATATTCATAGTCATAGGCTACTTCAGCCAACTGATCTATGTACGCCAACGCATCAATCAGGTCATCATGCGTCAAAGCATCTGGAAACTGAAACAACTGGTCAAGGAACTTAACATTCCATTCGCCTTGATTCAGGGTGATATATCCGTTTTCAAACCGGCCCTGTAAGGCCCACATCACCCGGTCAGTCTTTTTCTTGTTTCCGTGCGTTAATTCCTCAACTCTAAAAAACGTACCATACCGCTTCATCAAGTCAGAAAGCGGCGACATTACTGCTTGTTTGGCGATTCCTTTTTCAATTCCGACACTGACGGGTCGATAGTCACGGACGGCTTGAAAAATCTTCGTAGCCGTCTCATCAAGGCCCCAGCGACCGTAGATAATGTTTTCCACAAACCAGCCATTCTCATTCACCTTTGCGACTGCAATCGCAGTATCGTCCAGTTTTGTATTCTTGGTTCGCTTCTTGTTGACATCTTCAAAGCCGGCTAGGTCAACAGCGATGTAGTAATCGCCCTCTTCAGGCTCTTCCCCGAACTTAACCCACTCTTCTTTGAACATTTCAGAGCCTCTAGCTTCAAAAGAAGCCATAAACTCTTGCCTGAAGGCGTAACTAGACATGGATTTCTTGGCAATGTCAATTTCGCCAGAATCCAACATGGAATTATCGTAACTCGTAAAGTGCCAGGCCTTATAGGTTTCATCATCCCCTAGCTCGGCATACTTGTACAGTTCGTAGAAATGGTTACGGCCCATCGGGGTTCCGATAAACAGCGCTTCACCTTTCTGGTCAGCAAGGGCAGGTCTAAGGATCTGCTCCCAAACATCGGGCTTCATATCGGCGTATTCGTCCATGACAAGGTATTTCAGAGAAACACCGCGCATGGTTTCCGGTCGGTCAGCACCCTTAAGGCTAATTATCGTGCCATTGACCAGCTTAATCTGAAGGTTGTTGATGTGAGAGCCAGCAATGACAGGATGGCCCAGTTCCATCAGGGTTTGCCACATAATGTCGCGTGCTTGGCCCTGAGTTGGTGCAACGTAGAAAACTTGTCCCTTTTCAGTCTGTAGGGCGTTAATAATTAACAGCCATGCGGCTAATCGGGATTTTCCGGTACGCCTGCCAGCAGCAACTACCTTAAAACGAGTAGTATCGTGGAAAACCTCTTCCTGCCACGGCAATAGACTGACATTGAGTTCAGCCATTATTCTTTTTTGCCCAAAAATAGACCGAACGCACCAGTTAAGGCCCCGGTCATGACCGAAACCAGTGCAGCCTGCTCAGGATTGGGGTCAGGCAAGGACATAAACCACTCTACAGTACGGTAAGTCATGGCAATCATTGCAAACATTAGCAATCTTGGGATTATTCGCCATGCGTTTAGCTGTTCAGGAGTCATCAGTAAAGCCACACTACTGCGTTTGAATCTCGTATATCAACATGAATAAAGGTTTTTGCCACGCCAATACCTGAAAAGCCCATTTCAAAGGCGTAATTAAGCAAAATAAAACGTTCAGCGCCGTTGTTGACCTTAATATCCGCTGCAATACCCTGAGTATGAGTGCCAGGTTTGCCTTTTAGGGCTTCTATTGAGTGTTTGGGATCGCGGTAGCCAGAGGTAATCGTAAAGGGAAAACCGCATTTGGCCCGTAATTCATCCAGCATTTCAAGAAACAAGGGCTTCATTTCGTTATTGCCCGTTTCTTGGCAGTCAAACTCTTCAATCTTGAAGTATTTCACCGGAATCGCCGTCAATAGTGGTTTGATTGATGGTTGTAGGCTCAATAGTGGGTTCCGAAACAGAACCGACACCCGTGATATTGATTTGAATGGCAGATTTGCCCCCGTTCTGGACAATATCCTTTTCAAATGCGGCTACAGGTAAGATTCGATCCATAACCAGCTTCCACGCCGCAGCCTGATTCTTGTGTTCATCATCCATCGCGGCATTAAAGATAGAGTCCAAGACCTTACGGGACTTGGGAGAAGCCAGCATACGGGCTTTGTACTCGTTGATAATCCCAGCATCACCCTTGGGACGGCCTATTTTCTTCCTGCCGCCTGAAGAATTGTGCCTTTTGGCACTTTTGGCGGCTATTTCAGACGCTTTAGGCTTGCCACGGCGTTTGGGTTGTTCTTCAAGGTTATCGCTAGGATCAACGTCCATGCGGCCTCCAAGGTTAGTAAGTACTTACACGGATTACGATAGTCTTGCCTAAACAAGTGGCATAAGTGTCACAAGTGGCACAAAAAATCAATTACAGCCACTCAACGCGCCAAGGCAACTTACGGGATCGGCTTTTGTCTGGAATATCAAAATCCTCGCCTTTTCTATCAAGCCACCACATATCTGTGCAGCTCAATAGGCCGTAGCCCATCAGTCTTTTCATTTTTGCCCAAGCATCTTGAAAGTTATCAAATACTTCATGGTCGTGCCATTCCTTGACATCCCATGTTTCTTTGTCGTTTGGCAGATAGTAATCCTTAACGACCCTGTACTGGTTAACCTTTTCCATTCAAAGATCCTTTACGAATACTTCTTTTGTATCGCTTTAAAGATGGCGTAAATGGTTAATACATAAAACGCCAGCACGGACATAGGGATGCCAATATACACCAGTTCCCAAGGCGATAAGAATAATAACTCCCAAGTAAAGTCTATCGCAGACTCTACATCGCTCTGAACAGGGCAGTCATCCATTACTGGACAGTCTGTTTCTTTTCTTCTTCAAGGTATAAATCAGACAATATCTCATCATCCCTTGAATGCCCATACTGCCAAAGCCAGCTTTTTACTTCCCTGCGACTAGCCTTGCCCGGTTTGCCGTAATGAAAGTTAATCGCCCTGCGCAACCTATCACTGACAACAAAACGAACTGCCAGCGTAGGCGGCTGCATTACTTACCCATCATAATGACGGAATAACCACCCATCTTAGGCATTTCAGTCTCTTCAGGGGTAGACTTGGCATCATAAGGCGTAGAAAAGCCCGCATCCTGCATAGCCTTAATCTTTGCCTTGGACTTCTCGCACATCGAATAATAATCAATGGACTTGAACTCAACCGTATGGCCCTTCTCCATGACTGCCTCCTTAAAATT